TAGATCTGTTTTCAAAATTTTAGATCTGTTTTCAAAATTTTAAAACGGGTCCCATATTTAAAGGTAGTATATATACAATATTAGGAGAATTTGAAATGAGTGACTGCGACGGTTGCTTTGCGATTACTGATGAAGCAGAATATGTTTGGCCAGACGATGATTATCCTTGGGGTAACGTCCATCCTACATGGATTGCGTCTGATTGTGTGAATGGCACTTGTGATGATTTTGGAACAGGTTGTGTGCAGGATGTTGAGTGCTATGCCAGAAATCCAATTAAGGTTTATGTAGCTCCAACTTATAAAGCTATATTCTATACTGATCTTGGTGATGGGGCTGGATGGCAAGTTCGAAAGGTTGTTGATAATCTTACTGGAACTATTATGATCGATCACGAATTCAAGGCTGTTGAAGTTTTTGATTGTGGTGATCGAGTCGATGGCAAACTTATAGTTGAAGATACCACAGGATCTACTGTATTTGGCCCATGGCTTTTCCACGCTGAATGCACTGATTGCACCGAGGTTTAATTTCCATTTGCTTGATTGTTGGGCATTCTGGTTTTTCATTCATTAATACACCATATCCACACTTCCAACTTTTACCCAATCCTTAACAGTAAGATCAACTAAAATTACCCCTGGGCAGCTCACTAGACCACCATCTGAATCAGGGAAGTCTTCGTCATATTCCAGGTCTGGTTCTTGGGACTCCGTTGATCCATACATTCTGTCTACAGTATAGAATTCTCCACCATCTTCAAAGACTATGCGTTCATATGTAAACCAGCGACACTGCCCTGTTATTCTTCTTTCTTTGATTCTCCCGTTATCATAAAGTAATTCTCTCAAATCTTCTACTTTGTATGTTTTATTAATCATTTTTCATACTTCTTCTTTAGGTCTTCTAGAAGCTTTTTCTCTTCAGCTTCTTTCTTCTTCTTTCTTTTAGCTTTCGCTTTTTCCCTTTTTTCAGCAGCCAGACGTTTTTTCTCTTCTTGTTCTTTGTGCTTTTCTAATACTTCCTGGACAGCCCATTCTACTTCTTCCCTGGTGACCTCTGTGTCTCTAACCAAGTAATATCTTTTATCTTGAAACCGTAATTGGTCCGATATGTGCATAAGTTTAACTGCTTCTACAAGGAGATAGTATTCCTCTATAGAAACTTCTGTCCAGGGTGTGGTTTTATTAACTGTATAAACATACTCCTCATCGTTCCAGTCACTATAACCTCTATACTCAGAACTTATTTCTATTATCTTTACCAGGACTGGTTCTTTTAGTCCAAGGGGATTACTTTTATCTTTCCTTACTCTTTTTGTTGGTTTCTTCATTTTAAAAGCTCTTGTGTTATTATTAAATCTATTTCTTCTTGAATCTCTTTCACTACCGCTGCTTTTATTTCAGGTTTGTGCTTGTAATAAAAGTAAAAGTCTTGTACCGGATCTACTTTCCAAACACATCTTAGTTTTCTAGGTGGGACGATACTTGGGCAATAGATAGTTGCTGCTGCTACTAATACGCCTTGGGCTAAACTTTTAAAGAAACTTCTACGGTTCATTTTAAGTATACTTAAACTACGTCTTTTTAGTGAACTTTCCTATAGAGGGGTATCATCATCTTTAAAGATGAAAATGTATCCAAGTACTGCTAACGTTATCATTACTAAGAAGTATAAAATCATTGTTCTCTCTCTAACTTTATTTTCATTTCTTTATCTTCCCCTCTAGCTCTTTCCAATCTTCCTCTGTTACTGGGCTACCAATTTTCTTCGAGCGAGGAGGATGGCTTATTCCGCTCTTTTGTGCTAGCCGTTTATCACAAAGGATGCATTTTATTGTTATGGTATGGGAAGGGTCTCTTCCACAGTAGTCGTCTACAAAATCAGAGTAAGTTTGTCTCTTCCAGTATTTCTTAGGATGCCAACAACTATCTCTCAGAGTCCTCCACAGATCTACAATCTGCTTCTCAGACTCTGCTATCATTTGCTTAATTTGTTCTAGTTCCCATTGCCTAGGCTTTCTTGCCATTTTCTTGCCCCGTTTTTCTTAATAGATGGGGGTAATGCAGATAGTTTTCGTTCGACGGCTGCTTGATAAACTTCTCTATCAAGTTTGGTAATCTTCTGCCGCCACACAATTGCTGCTGTTACCCAACCACCTGCTAACCCTAAAATAAATTCTAACATTTTCTTTACTCCGTCATACGATCAAATAATGGTTTAACATAATCTGGTAGTTCGTTACGACCATTGTGTTGTCCTAATCGAATTTCTTTAATTATCGTGACTGTATACATGTAAGCTTCATAAAGAGATATACCCCTACCCATCAAACCCACCAAGCAATCCACAACCTCTTCATTGTAGAGGTTCTTAATACGATCCGCCTCAATAATGTCTTTCCAGTCTTCTTCGTTTATATGGTCAGGACGTTTCATATCACTATTAATAGTTGAATCTGTCATTTTAATAGAAAATTCTTCCTGCTGAGATGTTTATACAATGAGAGAACTCGTCCTTAACTTCCTGAATTTCGTCTTCTAATTTTTCAATCTTCTCTTTTAAAGAAATGTTGGATTCTAGCAAATCTATTATTGAAACTTTAGTAAAAGATTCTAGCTTTTCTTCTAACTTTTCTATCTTTTTATTTAAATCATAAGTTAGGACATTATAGTTATAGCGGATAGTTTCAATGTTTTTCTTCATTGTTGTTTTCCGCGTTTCTATATTCTTTACCCCTTCTATATCTTTTATAGCTTCAATATGGGCGACTGCTCTTTTAAATATATTACTATCCATGTTGTTCCTTTTCCATCTCATGCTTCAATCACAGATATCAACTAGTTTAGGACCAGCCGTGAAAAAGGTTATGTTTCCTTCAGTGGCTATTTCCTTTATATAACCATTCTCTCTTAAGAAGTCTTCCATAGCGAGTAGATCCCATCCATACGCAGCACCTGCTTCATTCACAGCTTCATGAAGTGTAGACTTACAAGCCCCAGAAATTTTAAAACGCTTTATGAAAAGTGTTAAAGCTTTGAGCATTATCTTAGTATTATTTTCTGTGAACAAAAAAGATTTTTGAGTTTTGTAATTATACATTTTCTATCCTTAATACTTTAATATCCCCAATAGCGTCGCCTATATCACCAAAATCGTATAAAACCAGGTTTGGGCTAAAGATAATTTCATCTAAGAAATATTGCTTTTCTTCTTCATCCTGATGAAATAATACATCATCATACTCTAATTCTACCAGAAGTTTTATTTTCTCCATTTTACCAATACCCCAATATTCCAGTCATTCTTTAACCTCACGGATAATTTCATATGCCGCTAATTTGGCTATTTCTTGCATAAGATTTTCCATCGCATACAACCTTTTACTACCACCATTCGGTTTTATAATCTGGTAGTACATATTACATTGCGGTGAAATATGGCAAGTGACTTTGCAAAATCTTTCATACTTATAAAAAATCTCTAAAGTTGGATCTTCAAAATCTGAATAATGTTCTAAAATGAAAGAGAAATTTTCTGAAGTATAATACTTATTTAACTCTTGTTCAAGCAACTTTACATTTTCACTTAGCGTAGATTTACGTAATTCCCGTTTTCGTGTGTCCTCTTCAATTCGTTTTTTAAATTCTACTTCCATTTTTTTCGCAACACAAAAAGGGTTTTGAAGATCAAGTTTTGTTTGGAATTCTTTATTAGACATTATTAATCACCTTAACTCTTACAATATGCCAATCCGATCGATAATAAGATTCTTTGGTTTCCTGAAAAATTTGTTCTGGTGTTGGATGCTCCCAGAAGTAGAGAGTCTTCCCAGTTATTACATTAAAAGCTTTGTAAAGTTTATCCATTTTTTCTCTTTATCTTCTCTGCTATATTTTTAAGAATTTCAATATCTTCTAGAATTTCTTTAGAAGTAGATACGTCTCTTTTTAACATATTACAGCGATTACAAACGATTGTGATATTATCTTTCGTATATCCTTTTTCTGGGATTATCCGGTCGAGTGTCGCGCTCTCAGGAACCATTGGGCCTTTTTCAGATTTTAAGGTATTTCTACAGTAGCCACAATAATAATCATCTTTCTCCGGAAAGATTTCTCTCAACTCTTCTATTGTAATTGTGTGAGGGATATCCTTCTTCTCGGCTCTTTTCTTTGAAAGCCGGTAAGCATCATAAGTCCAGGAGAACCACCAAGAACTCATTCGTCCTTTTTACTGTGATCCACTTGGAGGTCTAAACCTTTGATGCCCTCATTACGTTGAATATTAATTGCATGGGCGGTCTCTAAGCCATTGTGCATGTCGTTAATCAAAACACGATGCCCGACACCTACATCCATAATAAGATCGTTGTATACGGCTCCTGCTTCGGCTAACTGTTTAATGGTGATGTCTTTCATACTCATAGGACGGCTAGTTACTAGTATTACTCTATACCCTAAGAGATGCCACTCAAAAAGTTTTTCCATAGAACCTTTAAGGGGTTTCTGAACATCATCTGAGTCGCCAACTCCCATAGGCATACTACCTTTAACCCATTCTAAAATTGTCCCGTCAATGTCACAAAATATTGTTATCATATATACTGTCCTCTAAAGATGCTCCCCTATCATAGGTTGAGGGGTTTTGAGTTTGCCACTTGAAATTTTTTATTATTCCCCCGGTTGATTAATACTTACTTAGAAGTTTCTTGAATATATAATTACTCAAGGAGATTTTTTTGTGTTACTAAAACTTAAATGGGGTTTACGCCCTATCGCTAATTGTTCTAATGGATGTTGAATATTATGTCTTTATGTACCGGCTGCTTAGCAGTCACTGGTCTTAGCGTAACTTCTACTGAGTACGTAGATGTTACTGCTGTTCCTTCTTTCACCCAAGTCGTCGATGGCGACTGTCAATGTATGATTAAAACAGTAGGTGAGTGCCCTGCCTGTGATGTTTGCAAAGATTGTGATGCACAGGTTTCGTGGGATGTTACCGCTTGCCTCACTCCTACCGGATTGCTTCTTGGTCGGGCTCTTAATGTTTATTTCGCAGATAATGTTGATTGCTCAGTAGAGGTAACTGGTAGCCACTTTATTACATACCTAGATGCTACTTCCACATGCTTTGAAGTGACATCACACTCTACTTATGTTGATACTTGTGGGGACTGCAAGCACAGTCTTGTAGTTGTTAGAGATCCACTGGATCTAACAGAAAAACTACGAGTTGAATGGTTTGCGACATGCAGCGACTGTTCAGATAATGGGTGTGACGGGGCCTGTGTTTCCCACGGGTGCTGCAATGGGGGTGATGGAGGTTAACCAAACTTTCGCTGCCGTTCGATAATAAACAAATAAATCAGCCAACATACACAAGAGCCCAGGCAACCGTCCCAGAGGAAAAACCCAGTTGGACTGTTGCCTAGGCTCACAATTATTCCACACCAAAATCCAAAGCACAGAGGACAACTTAAAAGTTTTTTTAGTATTTTACTTTTCCCCTGTAACCATCTTTTTATAGGTGAAAATATGGTTGAGAATAAGACTATAGTTAGTAAACCATAAACAGTCAGTGACCAAATTATTAAATCAGCTATTGTCATTTTACTATCACAGGTAGATTATTATTTGAAATAAAAGCTTTTCTATTCTCGTGCCACGAAGTTCTACCAGCTAATTCCCCACGAGAGTTGTGAAGAATATGAATAGAAACTGCCATGTTCTTAAGACCTAACTCATGAGCGGTCATAGTATAATGAAGATCATAGAAATCCCAGTCTCCTGTAAAATTGAATGGTTTCTTTAATCTGTCAGCTTCATACAGACGACGAAGAGTTCTAAAGGAAGCTGCTAGGAAGCAGCCATCTAGCACACAAACTCTCCCAGGTGGTCCAAATTGGTTAGGATAGAAGTTAAACCTATCAGTTCCTTGCCAGACAAAACCTCGATGGTAACCAGCCTTACGCCTATTTAAATCCCACCACACAGAGTCTTTATCAAGGAATGTTGTCCCTGCAACTCCTACAAACCCTGTATCGTCTAGTGTAGCTATTTTTAAAGAATCAAAGAAATCTATAGGGTTATCCCAGATTTCAATATCATCATGGCATAGAATTAATACGTCATCTTCCTTAATTTTAGGATCATTAAGAAAATTTATGATTTCACGCTCATAAGCATCAAAAATACTTTTCTCTCCAACCAACCATTTATGATCGACGCCCACCATTTTACAAAAATTTTCATACTTAAGTGACGAGCCCGAAATATCCTTATCTCGCGTGCAGGCTATGCTATATATTTTCATGGAGCTATTATATGCCAAGAGCTGAAAAAGTCCCTGAGGAAATCAGAAAAAATTTAAAAAGTTGGATGGATGACCCGATCGAGTTCATAGAGAATCAGATCAAAGTCGTTCACCCAATGAGGGGGCTAGTTGCCTTCCAACTCTATCCATTCCAGAAACGTATTGTTAACTGTCTTAACACGCGACGATTCAATATCCTAAGAAAGTTCAGACAGGCAGGATGCACTACCATTGTTGCTGCTTACGCGCTCTGGATGATTGTCTTCCGGCCTAATGCTACTGTTGCAATCATATCAAAAGATGACGAAGCTGCTAAAGAAGTTCTTGAAAGGATTAAAATCGCTTATGATGAACTCCACCCTTTCATTAAAAAACATATCGCATCTAAAAAATATAGAAGTAGTCATAAATTAGTTTTAAGCAATGGCTCTAAAGTTCTAGCTAAAGCTCCCTCAAAAGAGGCCGGCCGTTCATTATCTGCGAACCTTCTTATCCTGGATGAAGCTGCCTTCATTGAACATATTGAGACAATCTACAGTGCTGCTTACCCAACTCTTTCAACAGGTGGCTCATGTTTCGTCCTCTCTACGGTAAATGGTATTGGCAACTGGTATTACCACATCTGGAAAGACGCGGAACGTGGTCTTAATGAATACCACCCAATTGAAATCAAGTGGCAAGACCACCCAGAATATAAAAAACAAGAAGGCTATGAAGATCTTTATGAAATGATGGAGAAACGTTGGTCTCCCCCAATCAACGTGGATGAATGGGAAAATATAACTAAAAAGAACATTGGTCCTAAGAAGTGGCTTCAGGAATACGAATGTGAATTTCTTGGAACAGGTGATACTTATGTTGATAGTGAAATTCTAAGGTATCTTCGTCTTAATGTAAAAGAGGATTATTATATTAAGTATAATAATCGTATGCGAGTTTGGGAAGACCCAAACCCAAATTATGAATACTTAATATCTGTTGATACAGCTCTTGGTGGTGGCAGGAATAATTCAGCTTTTCATATAATAAATCTTTATAATGGTAAACAAGTTGCTGAATTCTACTCAAACAAAACTTCTATCAATGAGTTCGCCGCTATTATAAATGAGGTTGGATTAGAATATAACCTAGCGTTAATTGTCCCAGAAAGAAATACAATTGGGACAAACCTGATAGAAAGACTATTTGGTGATCTTGAATATGAAAATATTTATATGGACGAGAAAGGTCTTTTTGGAGTCCAAACTTCTTCTTCAACTCGCGAACAGATGCTTGCTGAAATGGAAGAGTGCATAAGATTAAATAAATTTAAAATTTCCTCACAAAGAACGATTGAAGAACTTTTAACTTTTATTGTCAATGAAAACGGAAAAGCAGAAGCTGATGTAGACTGTTATGATGATTTAGTAATGAGTTTAGCTATTGCTGCTTACGTTTTTAAAGAAATAACAGGTGGTGTTCTCCTAGAATCCGATGGCAAAGAAGAACTTAATAAGTTGGTGCCCCCAAGAGTGGGAACTAAATATAAAGTAAATTCCTATGGTGGAATGATAGAGGAAAATATATTAGAATGGCTGATGGACAAAAAGATGGGCGCTTAGACGAGGGGGCAGTTGGATTTACTTCTTTTGGTGGTGGCCCAAGACGTTCCACATGGTATACCGCAACAGGTAGAGCAGCAAGATGGTTCTCTAAATTCTTCGCAACAAAATCCCAACCGTTTGTAGTTGATGAGTTTGAGGAAGATAATCCGCAGAAGAAAGATCTTCCCCCACACCCACAAGCCGGGGACGCAGTAGTAAATGCAGATGTTCTAACACCAGCAGGCGGACCAACTAGAGGAGGCCACGCTGGTCCTCAAATGACGGAACTTGAGATTGAGCGTAGATCTCGATATCAAGAGTATGAGAACATGGATGATTACCCTGAGGTTGCGGCAGCTTTTGATGTTTATGCTGACGACTCCACCCAAGCAACTACTCAAGGTGATTTATGGATTATTGACGCAGACGATGATATGGTTCGAGACGAAGTTGAAAAACTTTTTGAAACTATTGATCTAGAAGAATATTATTGGGATATAATTAGAAATACTGTAAAATACGGAGATTTATTTACTGAGTCTATAGTAGATCATAATAATCCAAAAGGTGGTATTCAAAGAATTAAGATATTAAATCCTAATTATATTTTCAGAGTAGAAAATGAATATGGGTATCTCACTGATTTTCTCCAAGAAATACCGCGTAAGAATGATTGGGGTTCTTATGGATTAAATTCCCATGCTATGACCGGGCGAGAGTTCATAGTCCTTGATAGGAACCAAATTACGCATTTTCGCCTCCACACATCAGACCCAGCATTCTACCCTTATGGAAAGTCCGTTGCTGCTGATGCTCGCCAAATTTTCCGTTCCCTAAAACTAATGGAAGATGCAATGTTAATCTATAGGTTAACACGAGCACCAGAAAGAAGGATTTTTTATATTGATGTTGGTAACCTCCCAACATCAAAAGCTGAGAGCTATATTGAATCTATAAAGCAAAAATTTAAGAAAGAAAAGTTTTACGATACCTCTCGTCAACAAATAGACGAACGGTACAACCCATTGTCATCAGATGAAGATTTCTTCTTCCCCATGCGTAAGGGAACTGATACTAAAGTTGAAACACTGCCAGGAGCACAGAACCTTGGTGAAGTTGATGATGTTAAATACTTTAGGGATAAGCTTTTAGCTATCTTAAAAGTTCCAAAAGACTTTATTGTTGAGAAAGATAAATCTCCTGAGCGCAAGGCTAACCTATCCCAATTAGATGTAAAGTTTGCTAAAGTTATAACTAGAGTTCAAAGATGTGTAGCTTTAGGTTTTACAAGTATAGCTAAACGGCACCTACAAATTAAGGGTTTCCCCACAAAATCTATTAATCGTCTAAAAGTTAAATTACCTTCTCCTTCTGATATGTTTGAGAAGAGGCGATTGGATCTTCAAGAGAAAAAAGCGGGTGTAGTAGCTTCTGTCCTAGCTCTTAATCTATTCTCCAAAGAAACAATTTATAAAGATTACTATGAAATGAGTGACAAAGAAATTGAGGAGGAGAAAAAGAAAGTAGAAGAGGATATGGCCAAAGAGATGGAGAATGCAATGATGCAAGATCCAATGATGGGTGGTGGTGGCATGGGAATGGGTGCAGGGCCTGTAGTAGACGACAGTGAGCCTCAAATGGGTGCTCCTGCTCCCTATGCTCCAGGGGGTGTAGAGCCTCAGGAAAATAAACCTCCCACCACAGAGGAAATATTGAATAGAGTTATAAAGAAGATGATTTTAGAGGGAAAAGAAAAATCCAAAGTTAGGTCACTTACGAAACTCTTAATTCATGAAAAACGAAAAAGTAAGATTAGAGAATCTTCACACCAGGATAGTGATATATAATTTAGACGTTATAAAATGAGTTTATACCAAGAAGGAATAATATGCTAACCAATATCTTCGAAAATCGAAATCCCAAACTAACAAAGATTTTTAAGTTAGGGGATAACCTCTCCAGATCTTTAAGGCAAAATCTAGAATTATTTGATGTGGATAACGATGTTGTTACTTATATTACAGAAGATAAAAATATCATTAGGGGTAAAGTAGTTCTCAAAGAATCTGAGATTTTATTCAAGGATATTGAAGTTACCCCATCTGAGTTGTTCACTGAGAGTGACAAATTTGAAAATTTCGTAGCTAAAAAATGCTCAAACTTCTTGGCATCTCTAAATGAGAATAAGATGAGTAGTACTAAAACTAATTTTTCAGAATTACTCTCTTTATGGGAAACAAGATTAAAATTCCACCGAATCGTTGAACGTTTGGAAAAGAAGACTCAAAAGTTATCAACAATAAAAGATATAACAAATCAACCTGAATTCTTTAAATTAGAGGAAATGAAAGATAATCTTATAAAATTCCTCAAAGAGAATAAAGATGCTATTCTCAAGACCCCAGAAATTAGAAACTCTGTAAGATTTTTGAATATCCTATCAGAAGCATTTGATTATCCAAAAATAAGTGTAGGCGATCTACATGAGGGTGATTACTCTGTCAATGATGGTGTCAATCAAACCATTTATGATGTAATCTGTAAACAAGAACTAGTAAAGAAAGAGCTCTTGGAATCGAAGGAAAACTTTGATGGGGCTTGGGCGGACCAAGAAGTTATTAGCAAACTAGTAAGTAACATCTATGAGAAGGATGATGAAAAGGTTGAAAAATGTTTAGCCGAAGCTATAATGCAAATTCCTTACTTAGCATTAGCAACTAAAAAATCTCTAGTAAAAACTTTTAACCAAACATTGTCTCTTAATGAATCTTCAATTTCAGATAAAGATTTAAAGGATTTCGCTACGAAAATCTTTAGATTCAAGAAACCAATTAAAGAACATCTAGTAAACAAATTAAATGAAGATTATGGAGTCAACACTAAAACTCTTAAGGATACTCCATCTTTCAAAGATCTATCCAAAACTCAAGTAGTGATCTTTAGTAAACTGAGTGAAATGTCAGAAGATAAATCTATTCAAAAAGATGTTTTATCCAAAATGGCTGAACTACTTAAAAATCGTTCAAGTTCACAAAATCTTGATGTAGTTGATTTCTTAAATGAAGTTCTCCTTGAAGCTGGTTTTGACGATCTTTTAACTGAAATGAATCTTATGGATTATATTGATTTTGACCGGGTTGCAGGTGACCTTGGTCAAATTGGTAATATCCTTAAGATGCTTAAAATTCAAGGTGCAGGTGGTGATCCTGGGATGGGCGGTGATCCTGGGATGGGTGGACAAGAGTTCCAGGGTGGCCCAGGAATGGAGCCTGAGCAGTATGACGATGGTGAAATGATGGAGCCAGAGCCAGGAATGGGTAATGGCATGGACGATGATTTAGACGCCCCATCTATCGATCCTGAGGCTGCTGCTGCTGAGGTAGACCAAGAGATGGCAGCAGAAAAAGAAATGGGTGTAGACCCAGAAATGGCTGCTGCGCAAGGTGCCGAGGAAGAAGGGGGTATGATGCCTCCTGAGGAGGAAGGTCTTCCACCAGAAGAAGATGAAATGATGATGGATGATGAGCCTGAAGAAATTGAAAAAGACATGCTCATGAGAAGTCTTACTAAACTTGATGCACTCATTCAAGACCTTGCAGCCGGGATAGAAGGTGGTGAAGAGGATTTTGAGGGTGAGCCTGGTCTTGAGGACGAGGAAGAGTTTGGAGACGAGGAAGGCCCATTTGACGAGGAGGGGGAGGAAACTGATCCTGATGCTGATCTAGAAGGTGAGATGTCAGCAGAAGATGGGGATGTTGAAACTAGTGAAGACGAAGAAGAGTTCCCTGAAGCTAAGCCCAAAAAGAAATCTAAGGGCAAAACAAAGTTCGACAAGGAGTAAATAATGTCCGCAGCTAGCGGTGCTCCTATCGTATTGGTTCAAAATGCCCATGGGACTCATACCCTAGCGGAAGCTAGTAGTTTAAGCCTCACCGCAGTCGATCTTAGTTCTTTAACTGTAAGTTCCGTTACTGCAACAAATGCAACTATAAATTCCCTAGCTTTAACCGCAATCAATGTAAACTCTGTCACGGCTACCACTTTAACAGTAACTGCAATTAATGGTAGTGGATCAGGAGGAGATACAATTCCACCTGGGACAATTACTATGTTTGGTTCATCTGCTATCCCTACGGGTTGGTTAGCGTGCTCTGGCTCTTATGAGCTAACTTCTGCCTATGCAGATCTATACGCTGCAATAGGGAATACTTATAATGATGCTGGTGACTCAGATCCTACCAGATTCCGATTACCAAACCTTCGAGCTAAGTTTCCAATTGGTATAGGAACTCCGGGTGGTGGTTTTACTGAAAGAGAATTAGCAGCTTCTGGTGGCGCTGAATCTCACTCCCATACTATTGCTGGTAGTGATTTCGTCGATACTATTGCGGTCGATTCGGGCGCAGGGAATAATGCTGTTGATGCAGATGGTGGGACTGAAGCACCTACTAGCAGCGCTTCACAAATGCCACCATTCCTAGCTTTGAACTTCATTATCAAAACTTAAATCATATGATTTTGTTTTAATATATGAATTAATCTTAAAGTATAGACATCTTTTAAAGATAAAATCTCTGCAAACATATTGTTTAATTCTCTGATAGTATCTTCGTTAATTACTTTTTTGTCAACTAGAGCGTTGCATCTTTCAGCTATAAACTCTAATCTCTTAGATTCGTTGTGAGTAATCTCACCAACTTTAGTTAATTGCTCTTCAGGTGTTACCATTCTATCCACACTACCTCATGGCCCTCTTTCTCATAAGCACCTTGCCTACTAATCGAATGATCGTATAAATATTTGTAACGATCTACAAAATCATAAACATAAACTCTATCTTGACCTTCGGGACGCCTCATTGATCTACCCAAAGCTTGAATAGTTGCAATATCAGATTTAAGGCCGCGAGCATTAACGAAGTGCGTAATCTCGTCTATACTGATTCCTGTTTGCAGAACTTTGGTAGCGATCATGATGCTACTCCAGGGGGCATTGATAAAGGAATCTATAGTAGTATATCTTTCTGTTAAAGAATGCTTTCCTTCGATGGTTAGAGAATTGGGTATTAAATCTTTTAGTATTTGAACATGCTCAAGATTCTTCACTAAAATTAAGATTTTAGAGTTTTTATTTTTTGATTCTATAAACTTACAAATTTCTTTTATAATTTTATTTCTGAGTTCACTTGTTATTATATAAGTCTCATAAGCCTCAGGATAAGACATATCCTCTGAATCTTCAGTGCCATCATCATAATCAATTAATTGAATAATTGGTTTACTAAGTCTGCCTTCTCTTATTAAATCCTGTGTATCAGCATATTCCTCAATTGGACCCAACGCTCCCACAAGATTATAATAACTTAAAGACTTTTCTTTTGGTGGTGTGGCTGTGAATCCAAATCTATAGAAAGCTTCTGGGAAGGACTCGATCGCATCTAATGTAGTATCCCCGTTGCAAAATTCATGGCACTCATCCACTGCTAATAAAGTGGAGTCTAAATGAGTATCCAGAACTTTATCAATACTCTGAACTGTACAGATCATGTGAGATCCATATACATAACCCTCTCCTGTACAAATTCCCACATCTTCAATTCCAACACTTTTAAAAAACTCGTAGGTTTGGCGGGCAAGGTGCTTTTGATTAAAGAGGAATATGGATTTAACAGGATTAATAGTTTTTAGAAGACCAGCCATGATAAGCGTCTTACCACTTCCAGTGGGAGCTTTAATTACTTGTCTTTCACATAGAATAGCATTAATTATAGCTTTTTCTTGGTAATCTCTATAAGAGAATTTATCTACAGATTTTACTTCCACACCCATGGGGCAAAGAGGTCGCCCAAAATCTAACTCAACTTCTAAGCCCGCTTCTTCGCATACGTTTAAAATTTCAGTTAAAAGACCTGATCTAAATATTCCGTTACGACTAACGAAACGTTTCTTTCCATCCCAATGCCGTTTTCTAAAAGCTTTTGTATATTCAGCCCCAGGAACATCCACCGCAAATCTTTTGTATAAAGAGGTATATACGTCAGGATTGTCAGTAATAATTTTAGACTTAAGTGTTCCAACTTCTATTTTCATAGACTATTATAGAACTGAGGTTATAATTTATGTCAGAAAAACCAGAACTTTCCCAAGAAGATATTCTAGAGGATCTATTTAAATCAGTCCCTAAAGATGTAGAGGTCGTAGCAGACTTCCCCTCTAGAGGTCAATTTTACAAGCCTTTGGATGCTTCTAAAGAAATCACAATAACCCCCTTAACATTTGCTATTGAGAAAAAACTTGTAAATTATGAAGGGGAGGAAGTACTTGATTGTATGATTAAGAACTGTCTTCATAATATGGATTACAGGCAACTTCTCCCTATGGATAAGTTATATGTTTTAATTAAGATTAGAGAATTGTCCTGGGGAGCTGATTTTAGCTCAACTGTAACATGCCCTTTCTGTGGCGTCCAAGATCCGATAAAAATCTTAATTAGCGAACTCCCAATCAAGTATCTCCCAGAAGATTATCCCAATCCCATAGAAAGAGAACTCCCTGTTAGTAAATTAACTATTAAAGTTAGACTTGTAGACCAAGGTAGCCTTGATTATATGGACACTCTTGAGAAATCTGACATTAATGCTTGGAGGTTTGTTGAATCTATATCCAACTCAGAAAGAACAGTAAAGGATAAAAAAACTATCCAAAAAGCTATACAGAGACTACCTCTACCAGACCGGCATACGATGCTTAAATTAATCAGCCCTCCTGATTATGGTATAGAAACTAATTTTCTTTATGAATGTGAAAAATGTGAAAAAACTATTGAGATGGAGGTTCCCTTCTCTAAAGATTTTTTTACAATGAGTTAGAAAATTTAATTGATTACACAAGCCTATATGAAGAAGCCTATATATTAATGAGAGAACTTCCAGGTATGAGTTGGTCAGATATTCAAACTCTTACCAGGATAGAAAGATTGACATTCCTCAATATACATGCAGCACATATAGGGAAAAAAGATGCAACTGAATAGCTATGAGCTTGTAGATAGACATAATAGGCCCAACACAACTCAAAGAGTTGGGCTTAGAGTATTTTTTATAAACGACGGAGTTTATCAAGATCCTGCTGATATCAGCAGTGTCACTGTGTTCCAAAAGGATAAAAATACAAGTCCAAGCTCTATCCTTAATTCAAGTGGTTTAATAGCATCCGGAACCCACGGCAATATCCTAATGCATTTCGAGGTAACCTCAACATCAAATGCTACAGGGCCAGGGGGAGCTTTGGACGCAACTTCTTACACTCCAGGAGTCGGGGCTAGTGGCATCTACAGGATTAGAACAGGGGAGTATGTAGTCGTCCTAGATGGAACTCTGTCTCTTACTGGTGTGTTTGAGGGGTCTGGTTTTGCAAACAAAGTTTCTGCTGTCAATGATTATATTGATGTTTGGACAGTAAAGAAGTCCGCCACAGCAAACTATTCCACTGTAATAAATGATTTCCATCTCCACGATGATACTTTCTTCGTTGTCACAGAGCCTTTATTACTTAAAACTAGCAATAGATTAGTAAATAAAAAGATTCCTCTAGGTAGCAAAACCGATATGAAAATAGAGACTGATGTTTTTATTGAAAACAAAAACATAGATGCTACCATAAGAAATATTTTCAAGGATTCTGTAATTACTAGTGGTATGGTCCAAATTTTAAAGATCAATGAGAATGAGCAACTAGCTGGTCATGTAGAGGTTAGTGCTTACTCAGATACAAGTGCTGGGATTAGGGTTACCTCTGAGAATACTTTGATCCATACATTTGATACTAACGAACTTCTCACCCACGCTAAAACTGCTGCTGGCACTCTGGGATCTATTAGAGGCGTGTATGCCTTAAGGGTCAAGTATACACTTCTTAGTGAGACTATAGTAACTCCTCTTCTGTTTTTCCAGATAATTTAAGCATCATCTGTTTACCCCAATCATAAGGTTCAAGCATATCAAAAATCCGAGGGGGGTTCCCTTCAGGATCACTTGCAAACATTTCACCCCAATCTTTGAAGGAGCTTGGTGGGGTGACTGTGAAAAACACAGGCATCATAAGTTTCTTTCTTAATTTCTCAAAAGCCATCACACCTTTAGCACCAGCTTCATCATTGTCAAATGACAATACTATATTACCAGCAAACTGCTTAAGTGCTAAAGCTTGGTTTCTTGAAATATAACTTCCGTTAACACAGGTAGCATTAAAACCCCAATTTTTTAATACAATAGCGTCTAGTGGGCCTTCTGTTACAAACAGATGGTCGTAATTTTCATAATATGGCATCAAGATTTGAGATGCCTTTGAACCTGGAGAATTTAGATACTTAGGTTGTTGACTGTCCAAAAGTGCTCTCGCCTGGAACCAGACACAAGACTCCCCATACATGTAGGGGATAATTAATCTACCTGTAAGTTTAGGAAATATTGGTGGATCTAAATCTCTAAAAGCTTCTAGTCGTGGCCAGCAAAGATAAAATGGCCAGTTTAAATGTAATAAATTTTTCTTTGTAGTTAATTTTTTCAAATTATCATATATCTCGGAATGGGGGTCCCATCTTAATTTCCTCCTCTCCTCTGGTAATAATTTTATATTAATACAGTCAATGTTAAGGAAATCATTAAAATTAACAGGTTTGTTCTCAATCTGTTTTCTTATCTTTTTCTTTTTCTCTTCAGGGTCTAAAAGATAAGATCCATATGTGGCCTCCTCCATAGATTTTGCATAGCTCCAACCTTCGAGATGAGATAGCAACTTATAAAAGTTTCCTGCTTCACCTGACTTGAAACAACGCCAAAGTCCTGTCTCCAGGTTGATGCTCATATGGCGTTTATAGTCATTGGGGGAGAAAATAGAAGGAACTACCATTTCCCTCCCATCGGAAACGATTCGCCCATCATTTTTAAATTTTTTAGTTAGGTAGGCTATAATATATTCAGGTGAGATAAACATGTTCGTAAATACGCTTTCAAATTCTAAAAAAGAAACCTTTGACCAATGCAAGCTGAAGTATAAATATAATTACATTGACAAATTGAAAGGAGATCCAGGAGATGAGTCAGCAATGAACTTCGGTTCATATATACACAAAATATTGGAAGAAGGTTATAATTCTGATTCTTTAGACCATCTATTAAAACTCGCTGAGCAACACAAGCCAACATACAAGATTCCTTACCGTTATAGCGAGAAGACCGAGAAATGCTTGAAGAATTTCCTCAAGTTTAATAAAAACCTTGGGGAGACGGTCGGCTGTGAACTAAAATATGAAGTTGAGATCGCGCCTGGTATGACCGTCAATGGCGTAATTGATCGTATAATTAAAGGTAAAGATGGTGGTCTCCTCGTTATTGATTATAAGACATCAAAGAGAGAGAAAACAAAAATTGATCTTTTTGATGATAGCCAGTTACAAGGTTACACATTCGCTTGCCATAAAGAATTTGGTGTTCCAATTGAGGATATCACTTGTGCCCACTACTATCCTGTAACTAACAACCTAGTGCCTATTAAGTATGGCAGAAAAAAGATTTTAAGATGGGTGAAGAACACAGTAGATAAAATCTGGGAGATGAGGAAGATTAAGATGAACGAGTTGACATCTTCGAGAAACTCATTCTGTGATTGGTGTAACTACAAAGCAGGATGTGACCAGTTTGAGTCTGACCCTGGTGCGAGACAAAGGATTGTTGAATCCTGGGAACCTAAACCTCCCTACGGGGGATAGGTCCTTTAATGACTGGGTAATAAATCTCTAGGTCTATGGCTTCAAAAAAGTCTAGGACTTGAATTTTGTTGTAAGAACATTTATTAGTTAAATAATTAAATAATGTTGTTGCCTTTAGGGGTTTACTACCACCCAAAGTGCTTAACAGTTTCAATTGAAATTGTCTTAAGAACCTTTCACTAAACCTGTATCTCCAGGTTTCTATGAATTTCTTACTTAGAGTATTATCTATTAAGTCTAGAAAATCTATTATTTCAATGTCTACATTATCTGTATTAATCACCAGTATTAACTTCTCTTTAGTAAATATTAATATATAATAGCCGGAACTCGTTGAAATTATGAATAGAAAATTTTTAAATTTTTTTAACAGCCTAGAATTGCCTTACCAAAAAGTGGATGATATAAGAAAATATTACTTACAAAGAATTCCTGTATCAAGGGGAGTTGTTCAGCCTGGAGACATAATAATCTTCGATTACCCAGATACATATATTGCTTTAGTCGTGTCAACCCAGAGAGCCCCAATGGGGACTTTTCTGTCCACCAGAGGGAACAACCTAATTACAACGTTCAAACTACCAGAAGATAAGATAATTATTGAAGAAGCGATTCGAAATCTATATAAAAAGAGAGTTAGGGCTGATTACTACACTATTACTAAAGCATTTAAAAAAGTATTTGGACCTGAATCTTTTAGGACATTTAATATGTCGAAAATAGATAATCTTTATAAGTTAGACCTTAGATAATGCCACCACCACTCCCAACATCATTAGGGCCGATAAACATACTTAAAGGTATTGGCAAAAATGTAAAGAATATGGTTCGGTCTATGGACAAGATAGCCCGAGCCAGAGTAACAATTGTCGGGATGT